TCATCTGTGAGCATTTGAACCGTGCATGTTTCTCCCTGAACGCTTTTGACAGTCGCGAATTCCAAAGTCACGCTTGCTTCTTTGTTTACATCATTTGCGACGCTCTTTGCGATCGCTTTTCTGAATCGTTCGATCTGGTTCATCGCGCTCTCCTCCCAACTTTAACTTCGCGCTCGATCTGAGCGCCGGGACCGTATTTGAAAATTGTTGAATCTGCATAGTGACGAACATTCTTAAATTGAAATTCATCGCTTCTAAATTGCAGCTCTTCACCAAACACCACACGAGGCACGCCGAATAATGTAACTGAGCCTGAAAAGCCATCCACCTTCATAAGTTGAAGTTTGTCTTCGGCTTTCTTTTGAAGCTCTGATTTGCTTTCGATTCCATAAAGCTCGATTGTGCTTACAGCTCCATCTTCGTCACCAGCTGTCGCCTCTATTTTTTTGCCCGAAGAAGTTACACTGGTAACCTTTACTTTAACCTTGGTATCATCTGCGGTCTTGAACTCAAGAGAGTGAGCTTTAATGTTGCGTTCGCGATCGAAGGACAAGATTGTAACTGTGCTGTCATCCTGAAAAATCTTACCAGAATAAAGTACACCGTCCTTGAAGTAACTGTACAGCGACATGTCATCCTTTAGCTTCAGTAGCACTTGCGAAGGAGATAGGTTCTTAATGCGCACAGAGCCGATGCTTGCATCAGCGATATCAGTTTCAATCGTAACACCATGATTGTCTTTAACTACCTTTAAACAGGCATTTAAGACATCTTCAAGCTTGCAGTTCTTTTTAGAGAAATTCACCACTCCAGCTTTGAACAGATACATCGAATCTTCGCACTTGAAGATGAAGTTGGAGTCTTCCTTCAGCTGAGTGATAAAACCTTCAAACTCTTTAATCAAATCGCCATTATAACCAGCGTAGATTACAACTTTGTCGCCGCGACGAAATAGATTCTTTATGTCTTCAACTCCATATCCCTTGATGTTGCGGCTAACGACTATTTCAGCAGTCGTTGTGAGCTTCTCCCATCCCGCTTCAACTGTGCAGGACACAACGCGGCGAAAGCGATAACCTTTACGGCCTCGCATCGCAGGGAATTCAACGGATATGTTTTTTGTTAAGATCAATGCTCTTTTTTTTGCTCTGGCTTGTCAAACAATTTCTTAATCACACGCGCTGCGAGTTCTTTACCCATATAACCTAGGAAGCCTCCCGCAAGCGCCATCAGTAATCCTGTGATCACTGACTCAGTTATAATCATTCCTACTACTTGTCCTACCATTCCGGTGAACCATGAGTACACCGAGTCTTGTTTATCTGCTGTCATTAGTCGATTATTTCCAGTTCAAATTCTTCATCGCTCAGAAGGCTCATTGTGAAGTCTACATTGTCTTCTATTCCTTCTTGTTGCGATATACCGATTGATTTAATTACCACTTTGTAAATGCCAAGCGCAGTGAGTAATTCACTGCTGATTTCGATGCTGCTCATCAAGGAATCCCAAGAAGCCATTGATTCAAGCATCGCTTGAAATGAAGACACACCCTGTGGGTGGTTATCTTCCGGTACGATGATTCCGGCTAGTTCAATAGTCCAGTCACTATGGCCGTCGAGCTCTTTAACGCTACCACGACCACTACCAAGATCAGTAACCGTCATTAGCTTCTGGCGCGAAAAGGAGCCCAATACAAGCGCCGGGAGTCTAAAGTCAGGCATTGACACGTCCACCAGCCTTCCACTCGAATCATAGCGCTTATATGTGTTGCCGATGAACTTTAAAGGAAACGCAATCACGTTACCACTTACAGCAAGCTCGACGGCCTCATCCAAAGATTCGATCACTGGTAAATCAAAAAGCGAAGCAGCACGAGGACTCTTCGAATTATCAAATTGAAATCTACCAGCAAGAGCTTCGCGAATCTCACGATTCACAAAGTAGAATGGTTGTGGTGTATTAGCAATCTTAGTCATTAGTTGGTTGCAATTGCAGCCGCGTCAGAGAGCTGATCTGTTATTTGTGCGATGATTCTATCCACGAGTGTTTGTGGGTCTTCCTTAGCGCCGTTGATGGATATGTTGAAGTTATTTTTGAAGTTTACAACAGCAGCTCCTTTAGAGCCACCAGAAGCTTCAAAGCCTGAAGAGCTACCACCAGAGACAGTGTTGGTTGGCATTGTAATCTCTGGAGCTGTAAGCCCCAATTCCCTTTGAAGCTTTTGCATCATCGTTTCGCCTTCAGTTGCTCCATCAGTTACTGGCTGAGTGACCTCAGTGTTCAAACCAAGTGACTTGCGGTAGTCGTTGATGCTACTCATCGCATTCTTTGCCCACTCAGCTCCAGTGATATCATTGATAATTTTCAAGAGCTGTTCGATTGGGTAAAGCACTGAGTCAAGAAGTACCTTTCCTATTGATTTCAATCCTTCTACAATACCTCCAGACTTAAATGATTCTTTCACCATGTCCCAATTCTTTTTTAAAGACATGACAAATGATATGATCATTCCAATTGGACCAAACACCAACGACAATGCAGCTCCCCACTCTTCCCATTTCATAATCATGATGGTGACTACCGCAATAAGCGCAAGAATTGCCAATACAATCAATCCAATAGGATTAAGATAGAGAGCAGTATTCAGAGCGTAAGTTGATGATGTTGCAGCCCAGAAAGGCGCTTGTAATCCAAGCAAAGAAGCCCCTAGAGTCACCAAGAAGCCGACAACCTTCATAATGCTACCTGAGTTAACAGCCGTCATAAATGAAGCATAGGCCAACGCTGCTAGTCCTGCTGCGAATTCAACAAGATATATAACACCAACCATCAATGCTAGGTAGCTGATAGTTTTAAACAAAGTTGGATTATTAGTTTTAAAATTTTCCATCCAACTGAGAATTTCGATAACACCAGAAATCAAAGCGTTGATAACTGGTATAGCGGCTATATACAAACGATCGAAAAGAGAGGATAGATTGTTTTTCATCAGCTGAATCTTCGCATCCGTTGTCTCACTCATCGTGTTGAATGCGCCTTGCACAGCTCCAGCACTATTGGCCATCTGAAGTGTTGCATCCGACCACGCTTGTGATAGTTGACCTGTTAATCCAAGCACACCGATGATAGCCTCTTTTCTGCCAAATAACTGGGCAACGATGCCCTCTTTTGTCATTCCGGTACGTTGGCTCAGCGCATCGATCTTTGGCATCAATACGTTGAGATAATTGGCTAATCCACCAGCATCACGAATAGACGCAGCGTTGAATGATATACCGAGGCGCTCAGCCATGTCTGCGGCTTGCTGAGTTGGTGCGATAAGCCCGGACATGATCGCTGCGAGCTGAGTGCTTACTTCAGATGCATTACCTGTAACACCTGTCATAGCGGCAAAGGCGCCAGTCATCTCATCGATGCCGACACCTAGTTGACTTGATAGTACTGTTACGTTTGGAAGTGCAGCTGCGAATTCCCCCATTGACATCATACCGATGTCGACTGCTTTTTGCATTCTATTTTGAATCTCTAGGCTCTTGTTCCATTCAAGGCCATAAGCCTTCACAATGCTGACAGTTGTCTTTACTACTTCACTGAGACTCGCTTGTCCACCGACAGCAGCTCTGGAGGAGTCTGCGAGGAATTGCATAGCATTCTCCGCTGGCACACCAGCTTGCACAATATCATTAAGACCAGTCGTGAATTGTTCGCGCATCAGCGGAACTTCTTTGGATAATGCACGCACCTGATCTGACACCTTTAGCAGCTCTTCCGGTGTGGCCTTCATGACAGTGTTGGCCAGTGCCATTCCTTTTTCAAAAGCGATCGACTCCTGAGTCAGTGTGGCGAAACTCAGAGCAAGTCCAGCTCCAGCGATGAGCTTTGCTGTGCTACTCCATGCGCCTTGAACATTCATTGAGCTTTTCTCAACGGCATCAAGACCAGCAGTAGCAGACTTCGCAATCTTCTCGACTGTCTTCAGTGGCCCGGTGATCTTATCAACGAGCTTAATAAGCCATGATGTCTCTTTATCTGCTGCCATTTCTTCGACTTGTTTTTTTACCGTTTATTTTGTTCCACGCTTCAAGGAAGCTATTGACAAGGGTTGCGTGAAGAATTTCGTTCCTGGTCTTTTCGATCAAAAGCAAATCCCGACAATGTTCGATGAGCTCGTCATCAGTTAGATTGTCGGGATTGATCTTTTTTTCGATTCTCAATACCGCCAAGATGAACGGAAAGGAGATGCTAGAGCCGTAATGTTTGAGCTCCTTTTGAAGGTCATTTATAACCTCTTCAAGGTCGCTTTTTTTTTCTCCATGATTTGTTCGTACTGCTGAAGAACTACAGTGATAAAACGTGAATCTTCAGCTTCGAAGTCGATGTACTGCATGTCGCCACCGACCACAACCGACTTGAACAATGTCTTTTGCACTTCGCTAAGTGCGGTGCCTTTTTTTCTAACAAATTCGCCTAGTGCATTTTGCTGAGACATGCTCAATGTGCGAAGTACAAACTTAGCTTTTGGTCCATCAATCTCATCGTCGTTGATGTCAACTTCTACAAGATAGATTGGATGCTTTTTTTTCCATTCTTCAAACTGAGATTCTGGAATCGATTCAAATGTGGTGTATTGCATGATGTTTAGAATTAACCGTTAACTACTTGAGTGAAGATGAATGGCGCTTCTACCTCGATGTCTTCACTATCCTCTTCAAGATTGGTTGGATGCGCTGTGAATTCAACGTCCTTTAAGATTTGCTTGACCAGCTCGCCTTCAGTAGAACGAATCATCATCACAAGGTCGAAGGGAGGTACATCAGTAAGATCAGTCGCTCCTACAACGCTGTCCACCATTGCGCGCGCTTCGCGGTAGTACAAAGTCATTGAACCTTCATAGGTCTTTTTCTTTCGCGCTCTGCTATAGACGCGACCGCTTGCGCCGTATTGATTGGTCTTTTCCGCAGTAACATCAAAGTTGATTGCGGTAAGACCTTCAACAGTTCTTCCACCAATCACGGTAGAGGAATCGATAAGCCCGAAGGCTCCATTAACTGATAGTGCCATTGTATTGATTAAGCTTTAAGTCCAACAAAAATTGTCACGTTGCGGATGATACCTCTGATAGGTACACCGATCTGCACCTTCAATGTCTCCGGCGCAAGATTCTGGGATGGATCACTTTCATGCTCTCCGGTGATGAAGTTGTAATCCTGAGGCAGGAATACTCCAGCGCCATCTACACCTTGGTATTCACTGATATTGCGCTCAAAGCGAAGCTGTCCAAGCACCGCATTGGTTGCTTCATTTTCGAGGTAAGCGTTGAAGTCAGGATTAATCTTCGAGTCAACGATATCCACAACTCTGTTGCGAAGCGGCACGAAGAATTGATAAGCCAAATGCTTTGCTTTCTGAATGATCTCAAAGCGCTCAATGTACGAGAAGTCGCTAGTGAGCTCTACACACGTAGCACCGTTGACGCCATATACTCCTGCGAAATTGTTTACTCGATCGAAATAGTTGTAGCCGTAAGCATTGATCTGATTGATCTGTGTAGCTGACAATGAGGACAGCTCTACTTGGTTTGAGAGTGCGCCTCGAAGCCAGCGCGCTTGCAAGGTATCTGTCATGCTAAGCACACGCTGTCCGCGGAATTTGCGTGGTGGATTCTCCACCTGAAGCGCGGCCATTGATTCAGCAGCCTTGCGATTGGCGATAAGTCCAAGCATCGCGCCAGTATCCGCATACTTGTTGAAGAGCGCGTCACGAGCTGCCACAGCAGGGTCTTGACCAATGCAGATAGCAACACCGGGTGCATCATTGAGTGCGCGAAGATTTGGAAGGTCAGCCACAGCACCTGCGTAGCTTCCGTCAACAACTACAACTCCGGGGAAAAAACCTTCGCTTTCGAGCGTGTCGTTGACAGCCGCCCAAGCTTGACGAGCTTGCGGCACTTCCAACCAAAGACCTAAAGCGATCGAAGCTTCAAAGCCTGTTGGAACATTGCGCTTGAGGGCAACTGAGCTGATGCGCTCGCCAGCTCTGACAACTTGTGACTTGATCAAATTGGGCAGATGCGTTTGGATCATCTGAATTTGTGTCACGCTCTGTGCTACAAGAAGCACGTAAAGAACTCCTTCCGGTTGTAAGCGGAAAAATTCCTTGATTGTTTCGAACACCAACACTTTATTGTTGGAGTCGTAGGCTGCATTCAAGCCAGCAGCAATGGCGTCTTCCGGACGTGTGAATCGCTTCACTTCATTTAGCGCGAAGTTCGCGGTCGATGGTCCGTTAATGATGAGACCTTTAATGGAGTCAGAGGTCGGGATGCGAACTCCGAGCTGTCCATCTAAGGTCGATATGTCTGGTCCTCTTTGTGCCATTTAAAGATTGTTTAATGGATTACTTTGCTTGATTTTCTGTGATGATGTCCAGAAGAGCTTCACGAGTTACATCTTCAGGAAACTCGAAGCCATTGGTAGTTGCGAAGTCCTTGAGCTCTTCGATGCTCATGTTATCGAGCACTACAGTGTCTACAGCCTTATCGCCTTCACCTTGACCAGCGCCTTCAGTAGTTTTTGCAAGCTCTTCAGAGAATGCGATTATCTCGGCAACGATCTCAGTTTTTTTGGTGGCTTTTGGATCAAATCCAAATGCAGCTGCAAGCGCGTTGAGTTCTTTAACCGTAAGTGTTGAGAGCTCTTCGAAAGTTAGCTTTGCAAGCGCTTCTTTATCGCCCGCTTGCGCAAGCTCAAGATTGTTTTCTCCTTCAGAGCCGGATGCTCCACCATCAGCTGAAGCACTTTCACCTTCCACTGATTGCGCAGTCAAGACAAAGCCAAGGTCTTTATAATCGACCGTGCGGTGTGCAGGTTTTTCATGAGCAAAATCAATCATGTGTACCACAGGCTCAGCAGCAGTAGCTTTAATTGACTTGCAGTGATTGATCACACCATTCATGTCTGAAGGTTGATTGATAAAAAAGAAGTTACCATCAGAGATGGCGATGATGATGCCTTTAAAATTCGCTGCTGTCGCAAGCGCTGTGGCTTCTTTAATGATTTGCTCTTGTGTCATTGTATGTTGATTAAGCTCTAACGATTACTATTTTGTCTTGTCCGGTGTACCTGTTATCGAGGTGTGTCCACGTTGGTGTGTCTCGTAAGTCTTCAAGCACCGTGATCCATCCCTTTTCAATAAACATCCTTTCGTTTGCAAGGATGAATTCGTGAATCTCAGCAGGTGTCTTCGTTGCAGAGACGATATCAAGGCCATGTCCGCGCTTGTGCTGGCTCCATTTGGCGCCAGTCTTTGTGTTGGCTGGCCTTGTGCCGCTGAGCTTTCTTTTGCCGTTTCTCGCCCAGTTATTGATTGTGAGAGGACCTAAATGATCTCTGAGGTATTGAGCACACTCGATGAGTCTGTTATCAATGAGCTCGATGGAGCGTGCTCCACGAGCGGCGTATGTCTCTGGATCAATAAACTCATCCAGAAAAAAGTTCTCAGAAACCTTTATCCTTCTCATTACCTAGTCACCGCTTGTTTAATGGTCTCATCCTTTTGCTTAGAACCACGGGTTGTACCGAGGTAGTATGCGTATGCTGATCCTGTCCAAGTGAAAACAGATCCAATGGCCATGTTAAAGAGGTCTCGATGACCATCCGCTACTGGCTGTCCAAAGGCCAAAAACACAAGCACTGCGAACGTCATGCAGATAGAGGTTATCACAAGGAATGAGAAGAGCTTATCTGGGTTGCCTCCCATTGCTTTAATGCGCTCAATATGCGCCTCTCTAGCTGAGTCACGATCAGCAGCTTCAGCCTTGAACACTTCAAGATCAATTTGGAGCTTCTCAAGCTCTATCTTTTGAAACTCCAATTGGTATTCGAGTTTCTTTTCCTCAAATTCCAAAAGAAGCGCCTTGTATCGACCAGCCTCCTCCGTGTCTTTATCCGCTTCCTTATTGAGGAATTCACCCACTTTTTCCAGCGCGTCAATGCCTGTGATATCACCACCAAGTTGAAGCAATGTGCCAGCAACAGGAGCTACCTTATCGCTAAGGAATCTTCCAAGCTTTGTTTCGCTAAATGGCTTTTTATCTTTTTTCATTGGGCTTTTTTTACATAAGCCTGAGCGCTTCGTCGCCTCCACGCTCAGGCTTTTCTTGGGGGGTTGTTATCGTGAATGAGATTAGTCGATTGAAGGAGGTGTTGGCCAGTCACCAGTTGCAAGCACTTGTGTGATGCCTCCGGGCATTGGTCCAACGATCGCGATGCCGCCAATGCCGCCATCGATCGGGTCATAAATCAAGCTGTTACCGATGATTACACCGGGTATTGTTTCCCCTGATGCTGCAAGAGCATCGCTGAAGATGTAAGGCTGACCTTGGTAGGTCAATGTAACATCCACAAGCCAGTTACCATCACCACTTACAGCGAATACAAAAACGATATCTTCAATGTTTAATACATCATCAAAGCTTGTATTTGCAAGACCATTAGCAGCGCGTAGTACATCACTAAGATTGATCACTGTGGCGCTTGTTCCCGTGTTGGCGTAGTTGTTAGGAGCATTGACAGGACAGGTAGTTCCAAGGCTTGCTATGGTGGATGCCAGGACTGATGGATTGCAATCCCAAAATGCACGTCCACCGTTAACGTTTGGGCTTCCGGTAGTGCGTGTCACAATTGTTTCGATATCTGTTCCTGAGCGGTCAGCTGGTACATAAGACATGAGGTAATCGTAGCGCTCTTCAACTGTAAGAGTGCAGATGTTGTTATCCACTGAGATCACCTTTGCGAGAACATCTTCGCGCCAAAAGCCGAATGGCTCTACTGCAACGGCGATCGAATCAAATTCAGCGCGAGTCACTACATCCGCTGGTGTGGTAGCATTAACCACTGGCTCTTCTTTTTGACAGCTCACAGCGAGTGCTGCGCCGAGGAATACGTAAATGAGATTTTTCATTTTTATTTATTTAGGGTGAATTAAAAGCTTTTGAAAACCCGGCGCGAACGTTATCGCGCCGGGAACCTTAACCAATTTTGACCGTTCCATCCGGTCTCTCTCTATTATGAAAATTATGTTGCGGGAGAAGGACTCGAACCTCCGACCTTGAGGTAATGAACCTCACGAGCTTGCCAACTGCTCCATCCCGCGATATATAAAGAAGGAGAGAGGGTGTGGTGTTCCCATCTGCACACCTCTCTCTCGCTTTCACCACATGCTTCTTACACTACGGCACTTACGATGGCTCCTGAACCATTAAGGTTCTCAAGGCCGCCAGCAGCGTATTGTCTGAAACCTGCAATTGTCTCACGACCTTCAGGATTATCCTTCGCGAGTTTGATATACATGATTGTGTCACCATATGCCTTCCATGTGCGGGGGCCATAAAACACAGTTGATGCGAATCTGTCAGTTGATATCACAGCACTTCCAAATGCTTTCTTCGATCCCGCATTATCAAAGTGAGGCGCAAAACTGCTAAACCACAATGTGAATCCTGCGATCTTTGCCGCAGCTCTACCATTGCCTTGATCGGTCAATTGATTTTGTAGGTTCTGATCTTCAAGAAGCAAGTCTTCCACGTGCTCAGGGCAAAGAATGATATTTCTATTTTCTAGTGGAATTTGTGCATTGCTCATTTGCGTCTGAAGAGCGAACAAGTCTGCGCGAATAAGGCGTCTACGTGTACCTACGACTGCACCAGTAGTTCTTACAACGAATGATTTCAATCCTGCGTTGTTAGCTGGAGGCGTCAATGACCAGTGAATGTGGTTGGCTATTTTCTCGCTCAATGTGTCCTTGTGCTGATTTACGACGCTATCTACCTTGTCATAAGTGATTGCAT